CTCGGTATACGATGCGTTGATGAAAGTCATCGAGGACGATTTGGCAATTCGCACGTACGTCCGGGCGCTGGAGCGGGTGGCGAAGTTTGTTGTTCATTCCTCAGGGTGTACATGGTGGAACGTTTACCCGCAAGGAAGTACCCAGGCCGTTTGCTCTTGTGGATTGGCGGCTGCTCTCGCTGCGGTGAAGGAGGGGACGAATGACTGATTACGAAACGGAACGGGTCGATATGAGCCTGCACCCCGTCGTGGTCGCAGGTGACGTTGAACGCCTGATTGCCCACGGGTTCGAATTCGTGGGGCAAGTGGGCAGACAGGCCTTCTGGCGACGCGAGAAGAAGGACATCCGCGTTGAAGATGATCCCAGGATGAAGCAGTGACCCTCCACGAGCGCCGGCGCCTGGTGATCGCCAACGGTTCGGTGGCAGAGGGAAACTCGCGACTGATCTTCTCAACGGATCCCCAGAAGGCCCTGGATGACTTCCACGCGGAGGAGCGAGTCTCGGAGGAGCAGATCGAGGCTGAACGGCTGGCCGAACGCTTGCGCGACCAGGGCTGGTCCGAGGCGAGCATCCGGGATCATGGCAGGGATGATGAGCAGCACCCGCTCTGCGGGGCCGTGGAGGCCTATTACGAGGGCAGTCTGCGTCCCGCTAGGGTTGAGTATCTGAACGGGGAAAGCGTCGCGACTCGACCCGGTCTGGCCGCCGCACAAATCCGCTTCCCCTGGTGGCGGGGCACGATCAGTGAGTGACGACTGGGTCTGGGTGACCATCCGATTCCGGAGGAGCACGGTGGCCCTCCTGGACGACCTGGCCGGGAGGGCGGCCATGTCCCGAGCCGCCTATGTGCGCTGGATGGTCGCCGCACTGCTGAACCACCGGACGTACTTGGCCTTGTTCGATGCCCTCCGGCGGTCCCGGCGTCCTTGACTTTTGTCAATACACCACTCTAGAATCAGGCTGGATAAGAGTCCGAACAACGGCTGTCCTTTCTGGGGCGGCCGTTCGTCTTTATGGCGCCCCTCAACGAGCACGTCGAGATCCCCACGGTTCTTCTCCTGCGATGGCGGCAGCAGCCTCTTCTTGTGATGCTGGCGCAACTGCGGGCGTGGGAGCGGCGGAGCCGGAGACGGCATAGGCGGTGAGCGTGTGCGGAGGAAGCCACGGAGAAGAAAAACTGCACCTAAAACTGCACGGAGGCGAGCCGGTCGTGTCCCAGGACGCCCGTTCCGCAAGGGGCCTGATCCCAGGCGGGGCCATGGCAAGAAAGGTCGCAGCGGCCGGCCGACGCTTGAGTACCTCAAGTGGCTAGAGTCCCTGGAGCCGCAGGCCAGGATCAACCTGGAACGCTTCCTGCGGCGGAGCCGGGCAGACCTGAAGTATCGGGCGACAAGTGACGTCTTTGACCGTCTCCACGGCAAGGCGAACCAGCCGATCGACGCCCGAATCAGCAACCTCGCCGACCTTCTCGCCCTTGCAAGCCAGGAGGCTGCTGACGAGGTGGCGGACGGACCCGGCACGATTCTTCCGCGAGGTGCTGGGAGTTGAACCCTGGGAGCGCCAGGAAGGACTGCTGCAGATCGTCGCAGCTTCTGATCGGACAGCGGTGCGTAGCGGTCATAAGATCGGGAAGTCAAGCGCCGCCGCGGGGCTGGCCCTGTGGTGGGTGACCTGTTTCGAGGACGCACGGGCGATCATGACCTCTGCCTCCGCCCGACAGGTGCGGGCGATTCTCTGGCGCGAGCTGCGCATGCTTCACCGCAAAGCGCGGTATCCGATCGGGGGATTGCTCCATGATGTTCCCGACTTGGGGCTGCAGTTTCCAGACGGCCGCGAGGTCGTGGGTTTCTCGACGGACGATCCGGAGCGATTCGGCGGGATCAGCGGGAAGAATCTCCTCTTCCTCCTCGACGAATCGTCGGGCATCCCCGAGCCGATCTTTGAAGCCCTGCAAGGGAACCGGGCCGGCGGGGCACGCGTCGCGCTGTTCGGCAACCCGATCCGGACGTCGGGGACGTTCTACGAGGCCTTTCACGTCCATCGTGGAACGTGGACAACCCTGCACATCTCCAGCGAGGAATCGCCTAACGTGCGTGCGGGGCAGATCGTGATCCCCGGCCTAGCCACCAGAGAATGGGTTGAGGAATGCCGCGTGGAGTGGGGCACGGACTCGCCGCTCTATCAGGCCCGCGTGGCTGGGAACTTTCCAAGCGAATCGCAGAATGCCGTGATCGGCTTGAGCCTAGTCGAGGCGGCGCGGGACCGCTATCCCGACGCGACCGCCGAAGGCAGGCTGGAAATCGGCGTCGACGTCGCCCGGTTTGGGGATGACGAGACAGTGATCTGGCCCCGCCGGGGCCACAAGGCGTTCGAGCCGACCGTGCTCCACAAAATGGACGGGACGCAGGTCGCCGGCGAGGTGGGGCTCGTGGCTGGCCGGCTGCGCCAGCCCGAGGAGAAGCCTCGGGTCAAGGTGGACGTGATCGGCGTCGGCGCCAGCGTGGTCGATCAGCTCAAAGAGCGTGAGGATCTGGAGACGGTAGCAGTGAACGTTGCCGAGGCCGCCACGTCAACCGATGAGCGCGGGCCCGGATATGTGGCTCTGCGAGACCAGCTCTGGTTCGCGCTGCGCGACTGGCTCAAGGATGCGGGGGCGATTCCCGAGGACGCGAAGCTCGAAGCGGAACTTGTGGCGCCGACCTACTCGTTTGACACCCGCGGCCGCATCAAGGTCGAAGCGAAGGACGCGATCAAGCAGCGGTTGCATCGGTCGCCGGACCGAGCCGAGGCGCTGGCACTAGCGATCTATGAGGCACCGACGTTGGAATATGCGCGGGATTATGGGATCTCCTGATGGCAACTGAAGCGCAGAGTCTCAGCCTCGGTCAGCGTGTTGACCGTACCCTCTCCCGCCTCCGCGCCGGGTGGCAAGCCATCACCAAAGGGACGCTTGCCGACTGGGTCTGGGGCGCCGAGACCATCAACATGGGCGCGCCGCTGTCGGGCTGGCAGTGGCTCAACGTTCCCGGCCCGGAGATGCTGCTCCGGGGCTACAAGTTCAACCCGTGGGCGCACCTCAAGTTCATGCGGGTTTGCAGCGCGATCGCCATGCTCGACTTCGAGGTCCGGGCCCGGGGCGCGAACGGTACGAGTGCCGTACTGACCGACGAGTATCCCCTGACCCGCCTGCTCAACGATCCCAACGCGATTCTGACGGGCTGGGACTTCCGGTTCCTGTGCGAACTCTACCTGCGTACGACGGGCGAACTCTATGTGTGGTGCCCGGCCAATAGCTTCGGCAAGCCGCAGGCCCTCTGGCCGATCCCGCGGTTCTGGGTGCACGTCAACCGCGACCCGTCCACCAAGGAAATCACCTCCTACACGCTGCCCTTCACGCTTGGCGCGACCCGGACCATCCCTGCGAAGGAAATGATCTGGCTGCACTCGCCGGACCCGGTCAACCCCTACCTCCTGGGCGTGGGGGATATGCTCGCGCTCGCGACGGAGATCGAGACCTTCGAGTACGCCAGCGAGAGTGACAAGAACTTCTTCCTGCGGGACGCGACGCCGGCCGGCTATCTCAATGTCCCCGGCACGCCAACTGAGCCCGAGCGGCAGAAGATCAAAGACGACTGGCGCCGGCGCTATGGGGGATTTCGCAACTATGGCGATGTGCCCGTGCTCTATGGCGGGATGAGCTTCGAACTCCTTCGGCAGAACCGCAAGGAGATGGACTTCGTCGAGGGGCAGAAATATCTGCGCGATGTGATCATCGCCGGCGTCCATCCGCACATCCTAGGCTTGGCCGAGGACGTGAACCGGGCGAACGCGGAGGCCGCGGAATACACCTTCGCACGCTGGGAACTGCTGCCCCGGGCCCGGTGGTGGGAGAGCGCGATCAACAAGCACCTCGCGCCCCGATTCAATGCGAATGTGTTCTTCAACTTCCTGCGCGTGGTGCCCTACGATCTGGACCGACTGCTCAAGACCGCGCTGGATCCGATGAGCGGCGAGGTCCTCACCGTCCGCCAGCGGCTGTCCCTGCTGGATCGGGCTCTGGACGTGAGCGAGCAGCCGGTCACGGAGAGCCCGTACCTCGACAGCTACGTGATCGGGACGCTCCGCCTGCCTCAGCCTGCAGCGGAGCCGGGAAGTCCGCCGCCGAAACCCACGCCAACACCATCGCCGGAGGAACCGGCCGCCCCTCCGCCTGAGGATCAGCCGCTGATCTCCCCGATCTTTCCGGGCCCGGGCGAGCCAGAGCAGCCGATCAACTTCGACCTGAGCGGCGGAAGACGGAAGAGTCTAGCGTTCGAGGATCTCATCCCGCCGGGCTACACGGCCGAGGAGACGCGACGCCTGCGGCGCGCGCTCCAGGGCGTGGATCCTGAGGCGAGGGAATCGTTCGGCCGACTGATCCAGGCGATCAAGACCGCGCCGAACCCCAACGGCCCGCAGCGGAAGGCGACCCTCCGCGACATCGCCGACATCCTCGGCGCGCTCACTGAGACGGAGAAACTGCTGCAGCGGCACCTGCGGCCGATGTACGAGCAGATCCTCCGAGCACGGTGGGAAGACGCCATTCAGGAGGTCGGTGCGGACATCGGGTTCGACGTGGCTGATCCCGTGGTCGCCGAGTTTCTCAAGGAGGAAGCCGGAGCGCGGATTCGAGGGATTGCCGAGACCGTCCGGGACAAACTGCGCGAGACCTTGAGCGAGGGCGTGCGCGCGGGCGAGAGCATTCCTGATCTGGCGAAGCGTGTCGCGGCCGTGTTCGATGAGGCGAAGGGGTCACGAGCCACGCTCATCGCCAGGACGGAGACCTTGCTGGCGAGCAACACGGCGGCGAATGAGGCCTACACGCAGGCGGGAGTGCAGAAGATCGAGTGGCTGCTGGCCCCAGACTACGATCCGAGCATCGACAACGGTGAGTGCGAGCCCTATGACGGCGCGGTGACGGAAGTGGGAACACCCTTCGCGGGCGGGGTGGATTTCCCGCCCCTGCACCCCGCGTGCAGGTGCTCTATCGCCCCGTACTTTGAGACGCCCGAAGGCGAAGGACGCAGTCTCTACGTCGGTGAGGCTCGCGAGAAGCGACGCACGGCATTGGGCACGGCGCACTCTCGCCTCGAGCGGAGTTTCCTTGGCGCAGTGAAGAAAGCCTGGCAGGAGTATCAAGGTCAGGTGTCACGGCGCTTGCGCGCCTCGTAGTACCCCGGCGCGCCCTCTGGCGCGTATCCCGCACACTCAACCGAATCTGAGGTGACCGCCATGCCGGGGGCCGGACTACAGGCCGTCGTCGCCAAGGTCGGCGCGCGCCATTCGCAGGCAGACATCGACACCATCGGGCAGATCATGGCCCTCTGTCTAGGCCTGCTCGACCCCGAGGATCAGGACGCCGTCCTGGAGCGGCTGGAGAACGAGCCGAACGAGCCCGAGGAGCCCGAACCGGGAGCCAGTGGGGCGTCGCCTCCAGAGGACATGCACAACCCTATGATGCCGGCGAAGTGGCTGGACCTCGCTGCGCGCCGGGTGAAGGGCTGGCCCGACTACCTCAAGACGGCCGAGATCGTGACGAGGCCCGGGATCGACGAAACCGAGAACGAGTTCCGCTACCGACTCCGTGACCCCGGGGAGTTCGAGGACGGCAGCTTCCGCACGATCACGCTGAAGAAGGACAAGCCGAGAGTCTACGGAGTCATCGGCCGGCCGAAGGGCAAGGACACCACCGCACTGCAGGCTCTGCGCTTCCCCAAGGGTGACGGGTGGACGCGCGCGCAGGTCCGGGAGTGGATCGACGCCCACCCGGATAT